GCATTTGAAGTTTTATCGAATATGATAAAGGACGCGAGTCAGATGTCGCAAGATCTTGTTAAGTTACAAAAAGTTCGTAAAGATATAACTCAAGAAAAAAAATCTAATGGCGGTGATACTACAAATAACTCTATTTTTGTAGGTTCAACAACAGAATTACAAAAATTTTTAAAAAAGAATAACGAAAAAACAATTGACATAGAAGATTAATATATTATGGCTGGTGATGGATACATGGGCAATCCACTCGTGAAGGGTGATAATATTGCTCAAAATTTTACAAAAGAAGAGGTCGCTGAATACATGAAATGTATGAGTAGCCCCGAGTACTTCGCAACTAAATATATTAAAGTCATTGCACCCAGTCAAGGGTTGATTGATTTTAAACCTTATTCTTATCAAAAGAAACTATTTAAGACATTTAACGAAAATCGATTTAATGTTGTTTTAGCGTGTCGACAATCTGGCAAATCAATCACATCAGTAATTTATATTTTGTGGTATGCTATTTTTAATCCTGAAAAAACAATTGCTATATTAGCGAATAAAGGTGCTACTGCTCGTGAAATGTTGGGGAGAATAACTTTAGCACTCGAAAATCTTCCCTTCTTTTTACAGCCAGGTTGTAAAGAATTGAATAAAGGTAATGTTACCTTTGCGAATAATGCTAAAATAATTGCGGCTGCTACGTCAGGAAGTTCTATTCGTGGTCTTTCGATTGACTTATTGTTTTTGGACGAGTTTGCCTTTGTCGAAAGAGATGCAGAATTTTATACTTCAACGTATCCTGTAATTTCAGCCGGCAATGAAACAAAGGTTATTATTACTTCTACCGCGAATGGTGTAGGTAATATGTTTTATAAGATATATGAAGGTTCGCTAAAAGGGATAAATGAATTTAAAAGTTCTCGTATTGACTGGTATGATGTACCGGGTCGTGATGAAAAGTGGAAAGCAGAAACTATCGCAAATACTTCAGAGCTTCAATTTGAACAAGAGTATGGTAATAATTTCTTAGGTACGGCGAATACATTAGTAAGTTCAAATTGTTTGTTAAGCTTAAAGCCTGAACATCCTAAAAAAATAGAATTAAATGTTAATTATTATCAAGCTCCAGAACCAGATCATACTTATGTAATGTGTGTTGACGTTTCAAAGGGTAGAGGACAAGACTATTCTACGTTTACTGTAATGGATATAACAACAGGAAGATTTGAACAGGTTGCAACATTTCGAGATAATATGATATCTCCAATGATTTTTCCTGACATTATCGTTAAAGTTGCTCGAATTTACAACGAAGCATTAGTTATTATTGAAAACAATGATGTAGGTCAGGTAGTATGTAATGATGTATACTACGAATATGAATACGAAAATACGTTTGTCGAATCTTCAGTAAAACGTGGAGGTGTTGGTGTTACAATGACTAAGAGAGTTAAACGCATTGGTTGTTCTAACTTAAAAGATTTAGTAGAACTTGGAAAAATGTCAGTAGTTGATGCAGATACAATTGAAGAACTTTCTACATTTGAGATTAAAGGCTCTTCTTACGAAGCAAGTGTGGGAAATCATGACGACATGGTAATGAATTTAGTTATGTTTGCTTGGTTCGTTTCCTCTGAAGCGTTTGGTAATATATCAACTGTTGATTTAAAAGAACTTTTATTCGCTGAAAAAATGAAACAAATTGAAGAAGATGTTCCTCCGTTTGGTGTTATATCCGATGGAAAACAAAATTCTAACCCATATGAGCAATTGCAGAACGATATAAAGGCGTGGTATGATCTGTAAATACGACTATTTATAAATAGAACTATTGAATACACCTTATTATGCTTAACTTATTAATTAAAACTATATTGAAAGGAAAACAAACATGGGATTCTTAGTATCACCAGGAGTCGAGGTAAATGAAATCGACTTAACAAACGTGATTCCCGCGGTATCTACCTCTATTGGTGGTTACGCAGGTCACTTTAACTGGGGACCTTCTGGAGAATTGATTAACGTCAGTTCCGAAAAAGATCTCCAATCAATCTTCGGCACACCAGATGATGCGCATTCGACATCATTTTTAGTTGCTGCAAGTTTTTTAAAATACGGAAACTTTTTAAAAGTTTCTCGCGCAGTTCCAACTGGAGCGGCCAACGCAGTTGCAGGAAATGATGATGCCGCTGTTTTAAGCAGTCCAATCGGTAATCTTGATGATTTTGAGGATTTAACCAATGCAAGCTTTGGAGATGATGACGATGAATATTTCGTTGCTCGTTGTCCAGGTTCTTATGGCAATAGTCTTAAAGTTATTATTGGTCATCAAGGAACAACAAATACTGACATCCTCGACAACTTTGACTATGTGCCGGGTGATACAGATGCTGCTGAAGGAACTGAAACTTCGAACGACGAAATTCACGTCTTAGTCATTGATGAAGATGGTTTATTCACCGGGATTCCGGGTTCAATTCTTGAAAAATATCAAGGTTTATCTCTTGCTTCTGATGCAAAACTTTCTGGCGGGTCAAATTACTATAAAGATGTAATTAACAATGGTTCACAATACATTTTTGCAAATTCGCTTTCTGGCGTATTTACTAATGCAGATGATACTCTTGGAACTGGTGCTATTTCAGATGCTGGCGCGGCAGGATCAGAAAATTTGTCAAGCGGTGCGATTGAATTAAGCTTTTCAGGCGGCGCTGATGGCACTCAAAGTACAGTTGAAGTAATTGGAGCCGGAACCGCTACTTTGTCTGAACAAGGCCTTCAATTATTTGCAGATGCTGAATCAGTTGATGTTAACTTGCTTTTCGCAACTCCTATGGCCACTGCGGCAAATCAAAAAACGATTGAAGATGAGGTAAAAAATATTGCAGCATCTCGTAAAGATATTCTTGGTTGCGGTTCAGCTCCGATTGATCTACACACAAAATCAAGTGATAGCACTAAGCTAAGTCACATCACTGCTAATGTTCCAGCAACTACGTCAAACTACTTTGCAACAACTAGTTCAACCGTTTATGTTTATAACAAGTATCTTGATCGTTACGAATATATTACTACCAACGGATATCTTGCGGGTCTTTGTGCTAATACAGACGATGTAGCAGAACCTTGGTTCTCACCTGCAGGTTTCAATCGTGGACAAATTCTTGGTGCAGCTAAATTGAGTTACAATCCAAAACAAGGTGATCGCGATACGTTGTATAAAGCAGCAGTCAATCCAATTACTAACTTTCCTGGACAAGGGATTGTATTGTTTGGTGATAAAACCTTTACACAAAAACCTTCTGCTTTCGATCGTATTAATGTACGCCGTTTGTTCATGGTTCTTGAAAAGGCAATTGCTACAGCGGCTAAATTCCAGTTATTCGAATTGAATGACGAATTTACTCGTGCGATGTTCCGCAATATGACAGAACCATTCTTACGCGACGTAAAAGGTCGCCGTGGTATTACAGACTTTTTAGTTGTGTGCGACGAAACAATTAATACAGGTCAAGTTATCGATACTAACCGCTTTGTGGCTGATATCTATATTAAACCTGCTCGTTCGATTAATTTCATTACTCTTAACTTTGTTGCTACTCGCACCGGAGTTGAATTCTCTGAAATTGTTGGCACTAACTAATATAAATAATATAGAAAGGAAATAACAATTATGGCAACTTTAGGAGTAGATGATTTTAAATCAAAATTAATTGGTGGCGGTGCACGTCCCAATATGTTCAAAGCTACTGTCACTTATCCCGGTTATGCTCAAGGAGATACTGAACTTACATCTTTCATGTGTAAAGGTGCTCAGTTACCTGCGAGTGTTATCGGTCAATTGGATGTACCATTTCGTGGACGTCAGTTGAAAATAGCAGGTGATCGTACGTTTGAAAACTGGTCGATTACAATTCTCAACGATACTGGTATGGAAATTCGCAACGCAATGGAGCGCTGGATGAATGGCATTAACGAACACTCGGCTAACACCGGTTTGGCCAATCCTACCGATTATCAAGCAGATATGACTATCGAACAACTTGATAAAGCAGGTAACATCACAAAATCTTATACGATTCGTGGTGCATATCCTGTAAACGTTGCAGCGATCGATTTAAGTTACGATTCGACTGATGCAATTGAAGAGTTCACTGTTGAATTGGCTTACCAATATTGGGAGTCTAATACAACTTCTTAGTTTTAATTAATAAAGCATTTATCCGTTATGTGGAGGTCCAATCCCTTCACATAACGTGATATAAATAATATTATGGCAGAAATATTCGGATACGAAATAAGCAAAAAAGTTGATAAAAAGGAAAAGGAATTTGTAAGTCCTATTCCTAAGACAAACGAGGATGGTGGCGCTACTGTTACAGTTGGTGGAGGTTACTACGGCCAGGTTGTCGATTTAAGCGGAACAGAAACTCTTTCCGATCATGAGCTTGTTTTAAATTATAGAGAAGCCGCACAGCAACCAGAGTGTGATGCGGCCATTTCTGATATTGTCGATGGCGCACTCGCGGCAGGCGATACTTCTTCTCCTGTTGATTTAATAATGGATGATTTAGATCAATCAGATAACGTTAAAAAAGAAATACGCACAGAATTTAATAAAATTCTTAAGCTTTACAAATTTAATCACCGATCTGCAGAATATTTTCGGAATTGGTATATTGACGGGCGACTACTTTTTAATATAGTAATTGATCCGGCAAATCCTCAAAAGGGAATTACTGATCTAAGACCAATTGAAGCAACACATATAAGTAAAGTAAAAGAAGTACAAAAGGTAGTAGATCCTAAAACAAAGGTAGAATACGAAAAAATAGTTGATGAGTATTATCTTTATTCTCCTGCAATGGACAGCGGAACACAGACAACATCTGGTATAAAGTTTGCGAAAGATGCTATTATACAAATTAACTCTGGTTTATTTGACTCAAGCCGAAAACGCGTTATTAGTCATTTGCACAAAGCGATTAAATTAGTAAATCAATTGCGATATATGGAAGACTCATTAGTGGTATATCGCGTTTCAAGAGCTCCAGAACGTAGAATTTTTTATATTGATGTAGGTAACTTGCCAAAAGGCAAAGCCGAAGAATACGTTCAACAAGTCGTATCTCGATATCGCAATAAAATGGTGTATGACGCGACAACCGGTAATATAACTGACGATCGCAGACATATGTCTATGCTAGAAGATTTTTATCTTCCACGTAGAGAAGGAGGACGAGGCACAGAAATTACTACGTTAAGTGGTGGAGAAAACCTTGGACAAATCGAAGATGTTCAGTTTTTTCAAAGGAAACTTTATAGAGCATTGAATGTTCCTCTTGCTCGTTTAGAACAAGAAAGTTCATTTACGATTGGACGTGCTACAGAAATTTCGCGGGAAGAATTGAAATTTCAAAAATTCATTGACAGATTGCGTAAGAAATTTTCTTTTATGTTAATTGAAGCATTAAAAGTTCAATTGATTTTAAAAGGAATTATTACTGAGTCCGATTGGGATGATATAGAAGAATCAATCAATATTGACTTTTTAGAAGATAACTATTTTGCTGAACTGAAAGAATTCGAAATTATGCGTGAAAGGCTAGAAATGGCGCAACAAATGGAAGATCTTATTGGCAAATACGTTTCTAATGAGTATGTTAGACGTGTTGTTTTAAAACAATCAGATGAGGATATCGAATCTTTAGACAAACAAATAGAAAAAGAAAAAGCCGAAGGCGGTGAAGGTGAAGAAGATGATTTAGACTTCTAAACTGTCTTTTTAAAAACTGAAAAATTATAAATAGAATTAACATGAGTGAGAAAGCACAAAAAATATTTAATAACATTGTAAAAAATAACAAACTAGGTTCTGCAAAATCATTTGGAGAAGCTGTTCGTGATAAGTTAGATGATGCCCTTGAAGTTCGTAAAGTAGGACTTACCGCAGATATTTTTAACAAAACGAAAGAAAAATGAAGCTAATTACAGAACATTTAGAAAAGCTTGATTACATCACCGAAGCAAAGAAAGATGGCGGTAAAGACGTCTATATTGAAGGTGTGTTCATGCAAGCGGAAAAACAAAACCGCAATAATAGAATTTATCCTAAAGACGTACTATCAGAAGCAACTGCTAAGTACGTTAAGGAGCAGGTTAAAACTGGACGAGCCGTTGGTGAATTAAATCACCCTGAAGGACCGCAGATTAACCTTGATAAAGTTTCACACAGAATTACTGAACTTAAATGGAACGGTAACGATGTTGTTGGAAGAGCGCTGATACTAGATACACCTATGGGTAAAATAGTGAAAGGAC